GACTAATGACGAGGAGACTTACAGGTTCGCTCGTCAGGTTTATTATGACATGGGGCTTGAAAAAGCCGCAACTTACTTAACAATGGCACTACAGGGTGAAAAAACACCTGATGGCGCTGTCTACACAAGAAAAGCAATTTATGAAGAACTAAAAACATGGGAGAATGAAAATGAAGTCGAGTGAACAAACCAATGAATTAGCGTTAGCGTTAAACCTAGCGCAAAGCCAGATGGGCGGAGCAATCAAAGATTCCTCTAACCCTTTCTTCAAATCTAGCTACGCGGACTTAACATCCGTAATCAAGGCTATCAAACAACCATTCGCAGATAATGGTCTGAGTTACACGCAGTTCCCTGTGAGTGTTGATGGTCGCATTGGTGTAGCTACAAGATTGATGCACGTTTCTGGTCAATATATCGAATCAGAGTTTGCGCTACCTGTGGTTAAGCAAGACCCGCAAGCCGCAGGTTCAGCAATCACTTACGCTAGACGTTATGCACTGCAATCTATCGCAGGTATACCGACAGCAGATGATGATGCAGAATCAGCTATGTTGCGAGGCGCGATTGATAACATTATTGATGATGAAAAAGTAGTAACCATAACTAACCTTATTGAGCAAACAGAGAGCGATGAGAAAAAATTCTGTAAGCTATTTAAGGTATCAAGCGTTACTGGTTTGAAAGAATCACAGTACGAAAGGGCATTAGCTATGCTGAATGCTAAAAAGGCTCAGAAATGATTATCCTTAACAATGAGCAAGGCTCTGAGGCTTGGTTGCAATCTAGGCTAGGCAAACCCTCAGCCAGTTGTTTTGGTAAGCTAATAACGAGGACTGGTAAGCCGAGTACGTCTGCTGATAACTACATCAACGGATTGATTTATGAGTTATTATCTCAGGAAATAACGCAAGGTCACACTAGCGATGCTATGATTCGCGGCACAGAGTTAGAGCCAGAGGCTCGAGAAAACTACGAGTTCATCACAGGTAACGAGGTTAAAGAAGTCGGATTTATTGTTGACCTCGATGATACTTATGGTTGTTCGCCTGACGGGTTGATTGGTGAAGATGGTGGAATTGAAATTAAATGCCCACTTGGCGCAACGATGGTTAAGTACCTACGCGACCCAGATCAATTAGTAAAGAATTACTGGCAACAGATACAAGGCTGTATGTTTGTTACTGGTAGGAAGTGGTGGGATGCGTTCGCCTATCACCCAAGTACGCCTCATGTACTTGTGAGAGTAGAGCGCGATGATGCATACATTGAGTTACTTGAAGAACAGGTAATCAATGCTTGCCTAACTATTAAAACTGAAGTGGAGAAAAACCAATGAGTGAGTATGTTCAAAAAAACCTAAAAGGTAACTTGTTTAAAAACATTAAGAAAGAGTCAGAGACACAACCTGATTACACTGGTAGCGCAAAAGTTAATGAGGTCGATTACGCTATGAGCGCATGGATAAATGAAGGTAAGAACGGAAAGTATCTTTCTGTTTCGTTCACTTCTATGGCTGAATTACAGGCTAAAGGAATAGGTCAGGTCAAGGAAGCAGTCGGTGCAAATGTAATGCCGGAAGATGATATTCCATTCTAGCTAAAAACCCCCCTCCGAAGAGGGGGTAAACCATAGGAGTGATGATCGGGGAAAACCATCACCGACAATTTAACACATAGGATGCTCAAATGATAGATTTTGGTAGATGTTTAAGAGAGGCGCAAAACATGCAAGGAGTCAGTAGTTCTGATCTTGCGCGTAAGTTAGGGGTTCACAGACAGCAGGTGAACATTTGGCGTAATAAAACTAACGTAAGGCTAGATACTGCTTTGAAAGTTTGCATGGCTTTAGGTTATGGATTAGACGAGTTTATTGCTTTATAAAAGAAAACCCCCTTTACGGGGGCTTTACATTTGCTCTGTGATGAGCAATACTGAATGTGCGGATTCAGAAAGGTTATTCTAACACAGTATTATAGTGTCTTGTAACATTCCCTTTCTTTTTTCGCGCTTTAGTTATCGGGCTAGAGGCTGGCGAATCTCTTAAATTAAACGCCAGAGCGAAGTTGACCCTCTTGACATAGCCCCGGATGCAGATCGGTTTCTGCTGATGGATAGATTAGATATTCGATACGATAACGAAAAAACCGCGAAGTCGCTTTGCCCTTTGATCGTTTATTTTACTCAGCGTAGTAAAAGGGTTAAAAGTGTCTTCAATAAAAATATATATTCAAATACATATTTAATAACATAATCAGGCGAGGCTTGACCGAGCCATAGGAGTTTAACATGACACAGATATCAAGAGTTCTACAATACTTAGAAGATGGCAAGAAACTAACCTGCCTAAATGCTTTTAATGAATTAGGCATCACTCAGGTAGCCGCTAGAATCTTTGAGCTTAAAGAGCTAGGACATCCGATCCAGAAGAAGATGATTACAGTAACCAACCGATACGATGAAAAATGCAGTGTCGCTGAATACTATATAGGTGATAACAATGTTGCTTAATAACGGAGATACCTACGAGGTAGATCAGGCAGACATTATCCAATGGGAAAAGGCTTATCCTAAGATTAATGTTTACCAAGAACTAAATGCAATGGAGTCGTGGCTTGATGCTAATCCTACGCGCAGGAAAACACCTAAAGGCATTAAGAGGTTTATTAACTCTTGGCTGAGTAGAGCGCAAGACAAGGGCGGCTCACCGCAGGTTAAATCTAAAACCCACAGCATCAGGAACAGGAACATTGAAGACAGCCTAGCTGATGTGTCGTGGATTGCTAATGTAGAAGCAAAGAACAGAGCCATTAATCACTTCATGGGCAAGTATGGCTTTTACTGGGATGGGGAGAGAAAACATGGGTAATATTAAAAAACTACCATTTAAGGGCAATCACCCTGAGCTAGTTAACGGGCAATCTTACACTTACGAACACTTTGCTAAGGTTGCAGGTGTTGGTTATAAGTGTTTATATTCTAGGCTTTATGGCAAAACCTACGTGACTGACATGGATTTGAGACCGCTGAGATCGCATAACATACCTACAAAGCATGGTGCAATCTGGTCAGATGAGACTGATAGAGTTTACAGTCGGTTTGAAAAGCCTATAGATCAGGTCTCACAAAAGTGGCTTAGTCGCAGGATATGACAGAGGGTGCATTTGTGAAGTTTAACAACAAAGAAGAAGTCAATAAAAAGGTGAAGTTCCTGATTGAGGACATGCTCAACTGGGATTTCACCACCCCCTTATCGGTAAAGCTAGAGCCATACCAGAACCCAAGAAGCCTAAACCAGAATGCTTTGTTACATATGTGGTGCAGAGAGATCGTTAAGGGCATGAAGAAGAAAGGCTTTGAGGTTTCAGAGGGTGACCCAGTAGAGGCATGGAAGCTATGGTTAAAGCGCAGATTCTTAGGCACAGATGATTTCAGAATAAGCAAGACCGAGATCAGTGGTCAGGTGAAGCGCAGTAGCCAACTGGGAAAGGGCGAGATGGTGCATTTCTTAGATCAGTGCTATCATTGGGCAAGTGAGCAGGGGATACAACTAACCATACCGCGAGAAAGCGAATATGCGGAGTTAAAAAACCAACAGGAGCAATAGGCGATGGATAAGATCGACCCACGAACACTGTTAGAGTTAGACATACCAAAAACCGATAGACAAATTGAGTACCTAAAAGCCGTCATAGAATACGGCTCAAACTCTAAAGCCGCTGAGAAGCTAGGCATTAACCGCAGATCAATAGACCGCAGTATCAAACTAGTCGAACACAAAGCCGCCCTGGTAGGCGTAGCACCACACCGAAACCTAAGCCGCCAGACCGCAGAGGGATTTGAAGCAAAGCGAATCTCAACAGCATACAAAGAAGACGGCTCAGTTGCCTTGCAATGGGTTATCCAAGAGCCACACAAACGCGATATGCGGGCAAAGATCGAAGCCCTATTGGATGGGTTGGCTGATGATATAACAGGGCTTAAAAAGCCATCTAAGCCGCCTAAAGAGGTAGATGAAGACTATTGCGCGCTCTATCTGGTGGGTGACCACCATTTCGGGATGTTAGCCTCAGCAGAGACCAAGCTAGATGATGAAAACTGGGATGTTAAGATTGCAACTAAGGTCTTAACCAACGCAGTTAATAGATTGGCAGGTAGAGTTGGCAACGCTAAGACGGGTGTTTTGGTAAACGTGGGAGATTTCATGCACGAGGATGGCAAGCAAATGACCACAGCAGGAACGCCAGTGGATGTTGATACTCGCCTTAACAGAACGTTTAGACTAGCGGGTAGGTTGTTCCAGACCTTAATAGATAAGATGTTAGAAGTGCATCAGGATGTTGTTGTAATCAACGTACGCGGCAACCATGATTCTGACATAGCCTGTCACCTTTCTAGCTGTTTGGATTTGCTCTACGACAAAGAGCCAAGAGTTGATGTGCTTAAAAATTACTCAAAGTTCATACACTGGGAATGGGAAAATAATCTTTTTGTATTCCATCATGGTGATAGAATAAAGCATGAGCAGATTCTACAAGCGGTGATAACTAACCTAGATGAAGAATGGTCGCAGTGTAAGAACCGCTACTGTCACTTAGGGCATATTCACCACCACATGAGCAGGGAAGTCGGCTCTATGCAGTTCAGTCATTGGGGTAGCCTAACAGCAACCGACCAATGGCACAGCGATTCTGGCTATGGTGCAGAGCGATCTATGACGGCTATCGTTTATCACAAGCAGTATGGCGAAGATTCAAGAGTAAAAATCAACGTGGATGCAGTCAAATGAGCAGAATAATAAAATTCCCAGAGGGTGAAGATGATGGACTTGATGACGACAATATCAGAGTTACTAAAGAGTTTTGTAATACTTGTGGTGGCGGGCTTGAGTTGTGGACTTCTAGCGATCTTGTGGCTTATGGTGTTTGTTCTTATTGTGACATGGGAGTTGGTTCACAGCCCATTATACTTGTTAAGACTACTGAGCATTAAATGGCAAAACGCAAAAAAGCAACAGTAGCCCAAGAGGTAGAGAAAGCCGCCAAGCTATTGCAGAGATACGTAAGGCTGAAAGCATCAGATGATACAGGTTGGTGTACTTGCGTGACTTGCGGCAAGGTAGATCACTATAAGGCTATGCAAGGAGGGCATTTTTATGGCAGGCGACACACTGTGTTCAAATTGCTTGAAGAAAATGTGCATCCCCAATGTGCGGCATGCAACCAATGGGGCATGAAAACCACTAAAATACAGGAAGCCTATCGCATCTACATGGAAGATATGTATGGTGCAAGACGTATTAGGGCAATGCAAAGACTAGCCTGGCGATCTGCCCCTAAGTTTAACCGGGAAGAAGTGATCGAATTTCAGCGTAAATTAAAGGAAAAAATCAAGGAAGAAGAGTACAGAATAGGCGAAATATAAAAAAAATAACATAAATGTATAAAAAACGCTTTACATTATTAGATTGTTCAGGCATAGTAACGTCTCAATCAATCAAATAAAGGTAATTAATTATGAAATACGAATTTACTCAAAACGAAAAACTTGCCGCACTTCACCTTGTTGACGAATGTCTTACTGGAATGGGTGGTGGTCGCCCAATGGATTTAGAATACGATCAGTTTATATGGACAGATGTTAGCGTTCTTATTGGTGCAGGTTGGAGCAAGCATGAAGCGGCAGGTACTTATGGTGCGCTAGAAGCTAAAAAAGCCGTTTATATTGAGAAAGATTGCAGAGATGATGAGGCTTGGGAAGACACTATCTATATTCCACTATATGAGTGGGCAGAAGATCACTGGGATGAATTTGTAGCTAACGGAAAGCCATCTAAATAATCTAATCGCCCCCGAAAGGGGGCAACTAATCAAGGGGAATACTATGGAACACCAATTAACTTACATGGATATTAAGCGCAAGGAACAGCGTAAAACCGATTTCAACGAAAACATCAAAGGCATTGCAGGCGCGTTAGCTTTATTTGCTTTGTATGCAATCGTTTCTACTATGGACTACCAAGACTGCTTGCGAGGTGCATCATGTTAATCTATGAAGAGTTTGTATCTAAGCACTACGATGCTTTGTATAAGGAAGATTCTAGGTTGTCTGATCTACCTGACGAGGCAATGGATGAGGCTGTTTATATTTGGCTAAACAGTCACAAGACTTGGTTTGAGGACATTTACCCTGCAACATTTAGCAGAGGCGTAGGCAAGATAGCCACAGAGATGCTGTTTGGTAAAGCGCCCTCAGCAAGCAAGATAGTTTCTAACCTGTTCATTGCTATGGCAGAGGATGCAGTAGAGCATGACAAGGATGATCTATGGTGGTCAGAGGCGTTAGAGACACATCTAGATAGCACTGTTAACTTAGGCAACTTTGCTGATGACCTTAGAGATCGCATCTACCTGTACCTAGAACACACAATAGAAGAAGCAATCTTTGATGAGTTTGCAAAGCAGAAAGGCGAAAACGATAGGGAGCATGGAATCTATGACTGATATAGCAAAAAAATGGCAAGAACTACGGGATGAATACCCGCCTCTGGAAATACCGCACGACAAAGAGGAGCGCACACAGTTCGAAAACTGGGTTGCAGAAATGGGATTTGATGGGATAATTGGAATTGATAGGGTGAAGCAAGATGACAAAAACTAAAAAAGCAATAAAAGAGGTAAACCAAATGGCAGATAAAGCGATACTAAAAGCGCAGTTTGATGCGTTCAAAGCCAAAGCAAGGAAGTGGCTAGATGTCGAAGTATATGGATATAAACGGGGAAAGATTCTACTAGCAGTGATCGTGATGGTTGCCGCAGTAATTACAGCTTCATAGTGTAACCC